CTTCTGTTCCTGTTGATGGTGGCGCTGGCACTAACGAAGACACGATCATCATCGGAAGCACCAATGAACTTCACCTCTGGGAACAGGGCGATGGAACTCCAATGATGCTCCGCTTCGATCAGCCAAAGGCCGCCGAACTGGATGTCCTCATGGTTGTTTACGGCTACGCCGCATTCACCGCGAATCGTTATCCAAAAGCGTTCGCAAAGATCACAGGAACTGGTTTAGTAACGCCAACTTTCTAATCTGAAATGTGCCAGGAGCGAATCATGTATCCCCCATTCATGATTCGCTCCTGGACTTATCAAGGAGCATCATGACATCACAGTTGATTCAGGCTCTTCTCGAAGAACGCCGAGGCTACGAAATGCGCGGCCTACGCGATCGAGTGAAAGCAGTCGATGAAGCATTGCGCGAACTCGGCTTTGATCACAAGTATTCCTCCACTAATGAAGTGGAAGTTGCCGCAATCGAACCCGATGTCGAGCAAGCCGCAAGGAGCATTCGCAAGAAACGGAAGGTATAGACATGGCGATCACGAATGGGTATTGCACTCTTTCAGATGTGAAGTCAGCCATGAGGCTCTCCGATTCTGTTGATGATGCTTTGATTGAGGATTCGATTGAAGGATCTTCTCGCCGTATCGATGGATATTGTGGCCGCTTCTTCTATCAGCAAAGCGCCGCGATCAAACTCTTTCCTCAAGATCCATACAATCAGCCTGTTCAGGATCTTGTCTCGATCACCACGCTCAAGACTGATACGGCAGGGAATGGATCATTCTCTACTACTTGGAGCGCTGGAGATTATTTCCTCACGCCAACAAATACGATTCTCCAGGGAAGGCCTTATTCGAGGATTGTTTCTCGCGGCTCGAAAGCATTCCCTCAGACATTCGCTCCTGAGCAACCGCTTGTAGAAGTGAATGGAGTTTGGGGATGGCCTGCAATTCCTGACGATGTGAAGCAGGCCTGTGTTCTTCTTTCCATTCGATCGATGGCTCGCTTGAATGCCGCGCTCGGAGTTGTTGGCTTCGCTGATATGGCGATCCAAGTTCGCTCGATCGATCCCGATGTGCGCGATCTTCTGATGCCATACAAGATTCTTGGACTTGCCTAATGCCTGCAACGATCACTCAAGTCGCTGATGGAATCAAGACACGCCTGGCCACAGTCTCAGGACTCAGGACATTCTCGTATCAGCCTGAGCAGTTGAATCCTCCGATCGCTTTCCCGATTCTGAATTCTGTTGATTACCACATGGCCTTTGGTGGAGGGAATGTTGTGATGGATTGGACTGTGATGATTATTGTCGGAAGATATTCGGATCGTGTTGCTCATGCGAATCTTGACGCTTACCTGGCTTATGACGGAGCATCTTCAATCAGAGCGGCCATCGAAGCAGACAAGTCGCTTGGAGGAGTTTGCTCGACTCTTGTGTTAGAGTCAGCCGCGAACATCAATTCTCTAGCAGTTGCAGAAGCCGACTTCTTGAGCATCGAATTTCAACTCACAGTTCACGGATAGGAATCGACATGGCACAATACAAAGTCATCTCAGGCCGCTTGGCAGACAAGCAAGAAGGCGATCTCATCAGCGATGAAGAATTGGCTGGAATGAATGTTGCCGCATTGATCGAAGGCGAACACATCGCTATTGTTAGCGCTAAGCAAGTGAAGCAAGACGAATCAAAGGACAAGTGACATGGCTCAATTAGTTCTCACGAATGCAGACATCTCCGTTGCTGGAACAGATCTTTCATCTTTGGCGAATTCAGTTTCGCTCAACTATGAGATCGATCAGGTCGAGGCCACAGGCTTCGGCTCGAATCACAACTTCGTTGGAGGCTTGCAGAATGTTTCTTGCGAGATCTCCTTCATGCAAGACTTCGCCGCAACAAAGACGGAAGCAACTGTGTTCCCTCTAGTTGGCGCTACTGCAACTCTGATCATCATTCCTGTCAAGGGAACTGCTGTCTCTGCAACGAATCCGCGCTACACAATCACAGGCGCATACCTCGCCGCGCATACCCCAGTCGCGGCTAGTGTTGGAGAACTTGCAATGACTACTCTCACCTTCAATGGTGGAACGCTCGCAAAGACAACATCGTAATCAAGGAGAATCATCATGGCCGTTCTTGCTCTAACTAATGCACATATCACAGTGAACTCAGTCGTGCTGAGTGATAAAGCGAATTCAATTTCGCTGAATTACGAAGTCGATCAAGTCGAGACAACTGGCTTCGGAAGTGGCGGCCATATCTTCCAGGGTGGGCTTCAGAATAATTCTTGCGAAATTTCTTTCATGCAAGACTTCGCGGCATCGAATGTCGAAGCAACGATCTACCCATTGGTGGGAACGACAACGACTTTGATCATCCGTCCGAATGGCGCAACGACTAGCGCCACGAATCCTGCTTACACTTTGACGGGAACATTCCTGGCGGCTCACACTCCTGTTGCCGCAAGCGTTGGAGAATTGGCGATGACCACTTTGACTTTCAATGGTGGAACGCTTTCCAAAGCCGTAGCGTAGTAATCAATCAATCAATCACTAGAAGGGATCAATCATGAAGATCGCAATCGGCGTGTCATATCTTGACGGAACATCGAAGACAGTCGAGGCTGGCTTTGCTGACTTCGTTGCATTCGAGCGCACATGGCAACGATCAGTCGCTCGCTTCGAGACAGAAGTGAGATTGACAGATCTCGCTTGGCTTGCAGGGAATAAGGAAACAAGGCTCAAGAACACAACGCTCAAGTTTGATCCTGATTGGGTTGCAACTGTTGAATCTGTTGAGATCAAAGATGAGCCAGGTGAGATCCCTTTGGAGATGACTCCGCTACCTGGCTGATGTGGCATCTTGCCATCGAATCGGGAATCCCTCCGAGCGAATTGCTCGAAATGCCATCATCTAGTATTCATACTCTGATCGCATATCTCAGCAAGCGAGCAAAGAATTCTCGAAGGAGATGACATGGCGAAACCTAGTGGAGCGACTCCTGTTGGCAAAGGCTACGGAGACATTCGGATTGAAGGCTTGAGCGAATTCGTCAAAGCCATCAAAGCAGGTGAAGACAAGGAAGCGCCAAAGGCTCTCAAAGAAGCCAACAAGAAGACTGCTCGATTCGTGATTGCGATGGCCAGGCGTGAAGCATCCGACAAGATGCAGAGAGCGGCCGCGAAGACTCTGAAAGAATCCTCCGCTCTTGGCGCTGTGAAAGTCATTGGAGGAAGCACAGATGTTCCTTACTTCGGAGGAGCGAACTTCGGAGCGTATCGAGACTTGATTCGATTGATCAAAGCACCTGTTCCGCGCCAGGGTGGGCAGAGAAGAACGCGAGCAACTTTGGTGCGTAGAGGAGAGGACTTCAACAAAGTCGCTCAAAGAGTGGAAGCGCAATCTGTGGATACGCGAGGCAAGACGATTCCGAGGAATCCTGATCAGCGAGTTCGACTTGCCAGGACTAAGAAGGGAGACATCCGAAAGTTTCACGGATGGAATCAATTCGGAAAGCAAGAGTGGAAGAAAGGTGAGGACAGATTCCTTTACCGCGCCATTCGCAAGAATTACGAAGAGATCACGGAATTCTATTTCGCCGCGCTTGAGCAAGCGAATCTCAAAGCCTTTCCCGATTAGTATCTCCGATCATGGCCGCATCAAGGAAACTCACTCTCACTATTCTTGGCAATGCCAAAGGAGCAACTCAGGCTCTCGGTGATACAGAATCGAAGGCGAAGCAATTCGGATCATCGATGGCTTCGATCGGCAAGAAAGCCGCGATCGGCCTCGGCGCTATTAGTGCAGGCGCGATCTATATGGGGAAACAATTAGTTGATGCGGCTTACGAATCTCAGAAGGTGACGAAGCAAACTGAAGCGATCATCAAGGCCACAGGGAAAGCGGCTGGACTAACGGCTGATCAAGTAGGGAAACTTTCCGCGAAATTATCTGAGCAAACTGGAATCGATGATGAGTTGATTCAATCCTCAGCGAATCTTCTTCTCACTTTCAAGGCCGTGAAGAATCAGGCTGGAGAGAACAATGCCATCTTCGATCGAACTGCTCAAGCCGTTCTCGACATGGGAGCGGTATTCGGATCTTCTGATGCGGCCGCCGTTCAATTAGGCAAAGCGCTCTCCGATCCAACGAAGGGAATCACGGCTCTGAAGAAGAGCGGAATCGACTTCACGGAAGCACAGAAAGCACAGATCGCCACGATGCAGAAGAGCGGAGACATTCTTGGCGCTCAGAAGATGATCCTGGCAGAAGTGGAAAGCCAAGTCGGAGGAACGGCCGCCGCAATGTCCACAGACTTTGATCGAGCGCGAGTGGCTGTTGGCAATGTGGCCGAAGATCTAGGAACGCTTCTTCTTCCAGCGATCGAGATGGGAGCGCGATTCATTACAGACAAGATCACTCCAGCGATCTCAGGATTGGTGGATGTCTTCAAGGAGCGCGGCCTTGCTGGAGTATTTCAGGAGATGGGCAAACAGATTCAAGACAAAGCGCCGATCGTTCTTCAAGCGATCAGCAATCTCTTCTCAACGGCTTTCTCATGGATAGTCGATACGGGAATCCCGATGGCGTATCAATATCTCTCTCAACTTGGCGAGGCTTTCATTGGATGGATTGAGCCGAAGATCCCTGGATTGATTGAGAAACTTGTGAACTTCAGCATCGCTCTTCAGAATTGGATTGTCTCTGATGCTCTTCCATTCCTAGTCGAGAAGATGAAAGCGCTCGGTGATGCTCTTGTTGGATGGATCATTCCTGCATTGCCTGGAATGTTGGAGAAGTTGAAGGAATTCGCTTTCAAGATGGGAGACAACATCCTGAACAATGTGCTTCCAAAGTTGCTCGACAATGTGCAGAATCTCGGTGATGCTCTTGTTGGCTGGATTGGTAAAGCGATCAGAGAGATCCCTCATCAACTTGTCGGCTTCCTGGCCGCGATCGCTGGATGGCTTCTGACTCAAGCCGTTCCGAAATTGTTGGAGATCGGATTGCAACTTCTCGGATCATTGATCAAGTGGACAGCGATCCTGGGCAAAGATCTCATCATTGGAATTGGTGGCGCTGTTGTTGCTTTGGTGGCCGCGCTTCCTCGACTCTTCGTGGCTTTCATTCAAGGCCTCGGAAACATTGCTGTCAATGCTGTTCAATTCTTCTTCGACAAGTTCAAGATGCTCGGAACGAAGATCGCTGAAGTTGCTGTTGGCGCGGTGAATTTCTTGATCGATCAATTCAACAAGATTCCTCTCATTCCAAACATTCCTCGAATCGAAGTCGATCTCAACAAGATGTCGGGAACAATGAAGATGACTGGCACTCAAGCCACGACAGCGGCCGCCGAATTGAAGAATCTTGGTTACGGAGTGAAGAGCGCTGGAGAAACAGCGAAGCCTGCCGCCGAATCTTTGACTGCTTTGGGAGGAGCGCTCGGTGGAAGTGGCGCTGGAGCAGGTGGTGGCGGTAAAGGGCAATCTGTCGCTGATGCCGCAAAGAAAGCAAAGCAACAACTCGATGGATACATCTCCGCATTGAAGGGAATGACATCTGCTCAGAAGAGCGCTCAGGATGCCGCGAAGGGAGTCGGGAAAGCGAATCAGGATCTCCTCAAAGCGAACATCGCTCTCGAAGAAGCACAGAAGCGATTCAATGAGG